CAATATCCTTCATCAACATCTGGTACCCTGAATGGATTCTGTAGATTTAATCTATAGAAATCATATGTGATCCTGTGCAACTGTATGTTATTTTTAGAGGCAGTATTCACATACTCATCAAGAATCCAGAAAAAATCGGGATCGAATACTTTCGTCCCAACATCTATAGTCTGAGCCATAGTACCATCAGTATTGATGAAATGAGTATCAGTTGCTGAAAGGTCAGCATAAACATCAGATTTAACTAACTTTTCAATAGCCAACTGATTGAAAGCATTCTTATTAATACCTTCTCTCAATATCCTCCTGACTACCCGTCTCTGAGCTACAGTTAAGATTAAAGCCCATTCTGTAGAAGAAAATCCAGGAGCATCACTACTGTTGATACTCTCATACAGCAGTTCCGCCTCTGTCCTCATTTCAACACAAGTCATTACTTAGACACTTTAATTTGAGCTGCGATCTTAAGATATACATCTGCCTTAATCTCCTCAGCATTAGTCAAATATCCTACCAGTTCATCATAAGTGTACGAAGTACCTTCTCCAGGTATATCATACTTGTTCCTTGCAGACTTTATAATAGCCCCAGCTCTTATTCCCTGAAGTACTAAATTTTTAATCTTAGCTTGAGGATCATTCATAATCTTCAAAGCCAAATCTACTTCCTCATCTATTACCTTCTTAACCTCTTTCTTAAGCCAGTCTTTATCCGCATCCTCAGGAACCATCTTCATATCCTTCTTTTCCATGTAATATACACCAAGGAAATCCTTCATTTGTCTTAAGGAATTCTGTATACTACCAAGATATGTATAAGCCTCAATAGTCTTATTGGTATCTGTCTGTTCCTTCTCCTCGGCATATCCCTCTTCAACCAACGCAAATCTGTATTCTCCTCTTGAAGTTCTATGCTCCCAGTCTGGAGCTACAAAGGGTTGAAGCTTGGTAACCCTGTATCTTAAATTATCCATAGGATCAGAAAGATTAAAGACATAACCATCATGCATAAGATTATAATCTTTAATAACCTTAACAAAAAACGTATGCCAGAAATTATCTTTCTTCTTGTTAACATTAAGATCTACGTCTAACGTCTTCTCAAAAAACTCCTTCTCCTCCTCATTATCAAACGGGTTTATCAGTGCACCCCGTCCGTTTACTGGCAACTGAAACCAGTTACCCGCACCCTCATATTGAAAATATGCAACATGGGTTGGGGATGTAATCATTTTCCCCCCCCTAACTACCGGTTTTAAATAAACCTTCTTGTTCTGTAAATACCCTTTCCTAAATGCTTCCTCTTTTGTAATCGCTGTACTCATAATACTGTAACCTTTAATTAATTAACTAACAACCTTTGCCTTTACCTCTACCTTTTTTCTTAGCCATAATTCTAAATTTTTAGTAGTTTAGGGGAGACACACTTGCATCCCCCCACACTACCAGTTTAATTAACGAAGAATAGCAGGAATAATACGAGCAGTTTTCTTAGGATTAGTGATTTTAACCCCGCCGATGAACCCTTTAAATACAGAGTAACCATCAACAGAAGTAGCCATCATCCTAGGATCTGAACGCTTATTATATGGAGAGAATGGATCCCTTAAGCCGGGAATGTAACCGAAGTATTCTTCCTCATCCTTAACGCTGACCTTACTAATATTGGCCTCACCATTTGTAGTACCAACATCGAAGATCTCATAAATACGAGAACTAGCCAGTCCACCATCAGGGTGCCTTAAGGTATTAGGATAACCATCTTTCATAGGATCAATAGTTAGTTTAAATTTAATACCATTAACAGCAACATAATTCAGGAACTGTCCCTCGTCAAGAGTAAGTTTACCACCTTCTGTCTTAATGTTTACATTGGCATCAAGATAGGTGATGGCATTAGCCTTATTAACTGCATCCTTATGGAACTGGTATGCACCATATTCACCGGTAGAGAGAATGAATGTCCTCTTATCTTCCGGTATCTTTCCATAAGACATGTCCATAGCAAAGTCAGTCAGCATATCCAAAGAGAACGTATTGTAGGTCAAGACGTTTCCATACTCCATCTGCTCATATAGACCATAGCCTGAACGGATGGTATTCCCTGACTCACCATAATGGCCATAAGTATTGTCAATCAGCTTATTGGACTTCCCATATCCAATCAGACGGGCTTTGTCCCTCTCAAACTGTACATAGAAATCCCAGCCCAACTTATCTATCCAGCGGGTATGAACCTTGCCATCCTGATCAATGAATGCAAAAGCAAGAGGTTTATTCTTACCTTTAGAAATCATATTACCAGGAACTTCATAATTCTTACGAATCATTGCAAGAGTATTCTCCATCTGGTAAGGAGCAGTGTGATGCACAGTATTACCTCTCTTAGAGAGTTCCTGTTCAACCATCCCAAAGAGCTCAGACCACATTGTATTCGCGGCCAGATCAGCTGCAAGTACCCATAATGTGTCATCACCTGAGAAGAGTTGTACCTTGTACCTCCACTGTGATCCAACCTGCACGGGATCTTCAAGAACCCTGAGCTGATATAATTCAGGTTTCTCTCCTACGATATGGGATGTAGCCTCAAAGTATCTTTCAGGAAACCACATGTAAAAAACCCCCCTGGCAAGACCAACCTGAGCCGCATCTGTCACCAAAGTGGCACCGAGGCTATCAGTAGATGCCTTGATAAGAGGAATACTACGTTCATCCGAACCCTGAAGAAACCAACGATAAACTACATCATCATTGATATACTCGGTAGGAAGACCGTTGATAAAAGACACAAAGTTGTCTGAACCAACATTCAGTTCATACAACCTATTCATAGTCTTACTTATAATCTCCGGTTCCTGCATACCAAGCCAACCAAGGTGACTTTCTCTCGTTAAGCCGCTCCAATGTTTAGGATCAACAATTTGAAGAGCACTAATTTTATTCATACTTTATTTAATTTAAAACGATTTATTTTCCAAATACCCCACGCATAGACTCTATATTATCTCTTGTAGTCTTATCCTGATCCGGGGTCTTTATCACTGGAGATCCAATAGTTGAGGCACTTCTGTTCTTCAACTCTGTCTCAAGAGCACTAATCTCTTTAGTAGTCTTAGCCTGAGAAGCCTTATTCCAGGCTTTACCCTTTTCAAAGAAGCCAGTCTCCAGAAGATAAGCCAATCTTGAGTCAAAGAACACAGGATCTTCTGCCCTCTTAGCCCAAACAGCGTTGGTCACTCTTCCCTTTCCATCCTGAACCTCCTTAGTAAGATCTTCAAACATCTTAGTCTTAGTCTGCTTATTAATAGCTACTCCAGGAATAACTTCCTCTATAGTATTAATAGTTTCCTTAAGAGACTCAAGAACTCTCCTATTTTCTTCCTTCCTGAGGCTCATCTGATGCTCAGCTTCTTTCTCTTCAGCAGCTATCTGCTCTCCAATAAGATTTTTCAGAGTAGCAAGATTCTCCTTGGACTCATCAACATCCTCTCCAAGATCTACACTATTCTGAACTAATTTCGCTATCTTAGCATCACTCATAGAAGTAGTTAACTTTAAATAATCAGTAATAACTTTCTTCCTGAGATCCACATTTTCTTCCTTAGCTAACTCATCTGCCTTAATGGCATCAAACTGAGTCTTCAATTCAAGAAGACTTCCAGCTGTCTCCGCTGGTACTCCCTTCCCCGTCAAATTCAAAAACTCCTGATAACCAGTATCAAGATCTTCTTTCGCAGCAGTTATGTTAGTCTCAATCTCATTTTTTATCAGATTTCTCAAAGCTGTGGCATCACCCTGCTCTTTGATCTCTTTTAAAAACTCTGCTTCATTAAAGGATGACAAAAGCCCCTGGTCAACCAAGTCCTTAGCAAAGATTACAGTAAAAGGAATTAAAGGAGCATCAGAAGAAGTTTTAGTTGCCTGTTCGTTGGTGCCAGGGGCCTTATCATCTTTTTTCTCTTGTTCAACAAGATCTTTCTTCTTGTCTTCAACAACTTCCTCTTCTTTGGTTTCCTCCTCAGTCTCAGTGATTTTACTGTCAAGGACCTTATTAATATTATCTAATGATAACTTAGTATCATCTTTCTTCTCAGTCTCTTCTTTGGTCTTCTCCTCCTCGACCTCAGACTCAATAGCAGGAATGGACTCAAAAACAGAATTTATATCCAATCCCCTGTCAAATTCCAGCATTTGGTCTATGCTCTGATCAAAAACTCCTTTTCCCATAACTGTAATTATTTTGCAAATTTAATAGATTAAATCAATATAA